CGGGTAAGTTAAGAAAACTTGGTAGTCTTTTTTTGATTGATCGGTAGAGTCTGATTCCATGGTTGCTGCCTACGACATCTGTTACGCCGAGGTACTGAAGTACATCTTGGGTAAGGCTTCTATCATCATCTAGGTTTCCAACCATTTCATCAATTGTTCCTGCATTAAAGCCACCAAGCTGAGGTAAATCTATTTCGTCACCAATTTGAATAGTTTGGTGAGGTTTCCATTTAGATAAAAACTTTCCTACTACCTTCACGCTCTTTTCATCAAAGAACGGTGACTGTAAATCGCTGATAAAAGCGACGCGCCTAATTATTCGTCCTCGTCCTCAGTTGGGTCAATTCGCGGTATTAAAGCGTCGGGACTGTCGTTGCTTACCCAATCAGGCAACGCATGAGGTTCTTGCATAAAAAACCAAGCTACTTCATTGCTGAATCCAGCCTTTTTAGCAGCTCTATAAATCTCATGTTTGGTAATCATAAAAACATCAAGCTTAGATAAAGGTTCGGGTGACCTGCGAACAACCCGACGGTTAATCTTTTTGCGCTTACGAGTAGCAGCCATGTCTTAAGTTTACTTCCTACTAATGACAATAAAGAGTTCATCTATGCGATTGGATAGGTGTGTCGTTTCTTTTTGTAAAGCTGTAAGTTGATCTTTCATGCTTGAGCCGCCATTGCTTTTAAGTTCGTTTAACCAGCCTTTTATTATCCAGCGTAAGCCAGCAAGCAATCCAATTAGTGTGGTAGTTATTCCAGCCGCAAAGCCAGCCCACTCAAGGGCTGTCATTACTCTTTACTACCTATACCAAATGCAGTTTCGTCGGGATTTAAAGCTCGTAGAATTGGTGCAACCCAAGCCACTAAAAAGGCTTTCCAAATGTCGCTAAATTGACCTGTTGGATTTGTTACATAAACTGTTGCTAAACAAACAAATGCGCTTCGTGCATAAGAGTTTATTACAGCTAGTGTTTTCTTATTCATTGTTACCTCCTAGTAGTGGTATGTTAAAAAACTCTGAGTTGTTATCTTGATCTTTCTTGAAGCTAATATGTATGTGGTGATTATGAGGGGAAAACCCCTTATAGCGACGCCATTTGTAATTAAGTATTGGAGAAGCAATCATGCCTAAATGGATTACATAAGATATACGCCCGTGATTTTTGGCGTAGAGTCTAAGTTGATCTGCCAAATATGCTGAATCCCCTTTGTTGTCAGAAAGGCTAGCGTCAATGTCAATTGCTCGCACGACCCCTGATTTGATGTCAGGTATATGGTCGGACTTTCCTGCCTGTTGATGACGCAAATCAGCAATCCAACCGTCACTTTTACGAGAACGCGTTGCGTATGAATCATCTATCTGCTCGCGTAATTGAACTGCTGCTTTAGATAAATAGGGGTGTGACACTGTGATCCTCGTTAGTGCAATCCCATTTAGCAGATTTAGCGTTTAATACTGCTTCTGTATGGCATTTAGGCGGCATAAATATATCCTCTAATGGCAGATAGGTATAACCTTTTGCTGCGTAATTGCCTCTGATAGTGGCGTTATATGATGTTTGTTTCCAGTTTGAGTAACCACCTGACCAAGTTGTCAAAAACTCTATTCCTGATTCTTCTTCGTTATTAGGATCAAGTGCATCATTATTAACACTATGAACTTCTAAAATTAAATTGTTATTATCTAGTTTAGCGAAGTGTGCCATTATGCGGTCAAGCTCCCATTTCCAGTGAATACGTAATATGTATAACCACCACTTACAGTTCTAGTTGGAGATCCAGTTGTTGCAGCAGCTGTATATGTACCAGCAGTTCTAAATATAATTATGCCTGAGCCACCTGCGCCTGAATTTGGTGAGCCTGGACCACCTGCCGCGCCGCCGCCCCCAGATCCCGTATTGGCAGTTGCCGCCGTACCATTTCGCCCAGATCCTCCACCCGCGCCGCCGCCGCCATTTCCCCCGACGGAATCAACCCCGTCAGTCCCCGCGCCGCCGCCGCCCGCATAATAACCACTTACGCCAGTTGAAGTTGCGGAAGCCCAAGATGAAAGAGAGTTGTCGCCACTTCCGCCATTGGCAACTGGATAAACATTTGTTCCAACCGCAGTAGCACCGCCTCCGCCTCCGCCAGTTGCAACAGTTGCAAGACTTCCATTTGCGCCAGCAAATCCTTCAACTGGAGAAAATGATCCAGCATTTCCCGCTGCACCGTTTGTATTATATGCGCCGCCGCCGCCCGATCCACCTGTTGCGGCATTTACTAAGGTAACTCCGTTTGAGGATCCGCCGCCGCCACCCGCCGTTGCCGTAATAGTTGTAAATCCCGACCCTGTAACAGATGAGTTAGTTCCTGAATTTCCTTGAGTTGCAGTATTCGTTTGAGAAGCACCACCGCCACCAACAGTGCAAGTTAAAGTTATTCCGTTTCCTACAAGTTGATTAGATAAAAAACGAAAACCACCCGCGCCGCCGCCGCCTGAAGCGAACCTACCGCCACCTGATCCGCCTCCCGCAATAGTTAAAATGTCAAAATTAACGGAAGGTGGTAAGACTATGCCATATAAACTAGCGGTTATGTTTCCAATCATTAGGCAATTGATCCAAGTACATACCAAACATTTGCGGCTGTTTTAATACAAACGGCTGATTTAAATTGTGCAAGAGTTGGTGAAGCCGCTACTGCACCTGCAGAGTTAACTGTTGTAGTTCCTGAAGTAACAGCTGAAATAGTTACTGTGCCTACGCCTTTATTAAGAATAGTAATTGCAGTACCGACAGGAAAAGCAACTGAAGCGTCTGTTGGTATTTTAAAAGCAACCGCAGTTGCCTTATTCATTGGTACTAAAGTTTGATATTGGTCATTAAGTACAGCCGTGTAATCCGCTGTTTGATCTGAACCTACGGTAAAAGTAACTAAACCGTTAAACATTGCAGCTGACAAAACATCACCTGTCGAGCTTGGAAACCCCTGTGCCATATTTTATTTCTCCTTAGTGTCTTATTATATCGTCAATAGGTCAAAATATCCTCACCTAAAATTCCATAATAACTGCTTCCAATTATGAAGCTGTCTGATATGGGTTCTAAGGTGACGAAAGTGCCTAAGAAGCGCGAAGGGCTTATGTCCCATGCTACGCCTTGGATTTGTAGGTTTTTAGTTATTGTTGAGTTGTCAGGTTGGATATTTGTAATTAGAACATTGTCAAAATAGTCAAGGTCTAAAATTGTGCCGTTTGGAACATTAGGGTCATTTAAGTCAATGGTCATTTGGTCTATGCGGATTGTTGTAGTTGATCTAGTTGAAACAAATAATGCAGCTATATTAGCAGCGGCAGTATCGGTATCAATAACTAAATCGCTATAAGTAACAGCATGGGGGAAGTATTGAGCCACGCTTGTTGCGTCAATATAGGTTTGCTTGACCCCGCCAATTTTGGTTACATTGGCTGTGTTTACAATAAGTTTATCGTCAAAGGCAAACACTAGATTTTTGTAAGGTATACCGCCTGTTTGATTAAATGCAATTGGAGTGTCACCGCCTGAGGACATGGTGTTTGCTCTGTTCTTAAAAATAACATTGCCTTCAGGTGATACATAAAATGCGCCCTGCTCTGAGAACTCACAATTTTGAATAGCTGATAAAGCGGTTCTACTTGTTGCTGGGTCTGCCTGAGTTAAAGAGTTACCAGTATCCACGGTACGCATAGAGTTTGGAAACTGTACTGTGTCCAACACTTTATTGATTCTAGTTCCAGTATCTTGTCCAGCACTTGAGCCTGTTACGGTGCTAACTACTGCTTGGTTTAATAATCTAAAAGCGTCGCTAGCATTAATGTCTACATATGAAACATTTTCAGCTTGATCGTATGAGTAAACATAATCCGTTGTATACCCACTAAATAGGTAATGGGTAGTTCCTTCGTATGAGGCAGATATTCTTATTTTTCTTAAAGGCGTCAAGTTGGGGTACAGATCGCTTGAAGTATTTTGGGGATTGAAGCGACCTGTTTGATCGTAAATCCTGACAGTACATGTGCCTGCTTCGTATATGTCGCGTCCAATGTTTCTGCCGCGTCCAATTTTTATACTTCTAGTTACATCTGTTAGATCAATAACTAAGGCAGGTGCAGAGCCGTCACCCAATATACCTACCCCTAATACACCGTTAATAGGGTCACCAATTGTAAATGGGTTACCAAATACTGCGCCCGAATTGAAGTTTAGACTTACATTTAATACAGGTAACGCCACAATTAACCCGCTGGAGAATTGATTGAACTAAATGAACCCGAAGCAGATGAGTTGATTAATCCATTTCTTAACTCATCTAACAATCCTTGAGTTGCACCGTTTACATTTATATTGTAAACAACGCCTGTCCTTGGGTCAATGTTTGGATTAGCTGCAAAGTAAGCGTCTGATTGTGCCTGAAGTCTAGCTGAGGAAGCCGCAAGACCTGTGGCAGTACCGTAAGGTAACATGCCAGTTGCCACATTAGCGACGGTTAAGTCAGCGGCAATTTGACGGTATTTGTTTTCATTTGTAGCTGCTGTTGGCGCAGTTGGATTCATAACAATTGGGGTGTTTAATAATTTATACATTGCAATCATTTTGGCAAGAAGGTTATCAATCTCGTTACCCCAACCCTCAAATGGATTTAATGCTTTTGGAATATTAGCAATTGCTTGCGCTAGGTTAGTGGTTTTTAACTGACTAATTGCCAGTTGAGTACCAAGTTTTTGTGCTTCACTAGCATTGTCTTGCAATAAAGCCAATTGCAATGAAAGGCGCAATTTTTCATCATCTGACACTTTGCCTTGTAATGCCGCCATGATTTGAATTTGATCCATGTCAAATATAGCATTGTATTTTTTAAGTTTGGCTGCGTCTTGTTGAGCCTTAGTTTGAGCCTTTAATAATTTTAATTGAGCAGCATAATTGGCTTTAGCAAGTTTAGCAAGTTCAGCTTCTTTAGCGGCAGCGCGATCAGCAGCTCTAGCGGCATTGCCTCGATCTGAACCGTCATCAAATAAGCTACTCATATTGTTTTTTGCTTTAGTAGCCGAGTCACTTAATGCGTCAACACCTTTAATGGCTAGACCAATGGCTGCAAATATACCAGCCGTCATTACAGCTGCACCCAATGGACTAAACAAGAAGTTTCTTGCTATTGCACTTGCTATTAAAGCATTTCTTAATTGTGTAACAGTTTTTACAATTGCTTGCAAGGCAATGATAAAACTAGCGATTTTATTAACAGTAAAGGCAGCGGCTAGAATAATTGCAAAGGATTTAATCAAAACTATGTTATCTGAAATCAATCTACCAATGTTGCCTAGTTGTACAGCGGCAGATTCACCAAAATTAATTATTTTAGTTTGTAATTGATCTATGCTTGTTGAGTTGGAAATCTCCATTAAAGCCCCAACTAAACCTGCGCCAATACTTACCTTTGCTGCGTCGGTGGCTACTTTTAATCTTGCAAGTTTGTTTGAAAATGTATCGGCTGCCGCAGCCGCAGAACCTTTAGTTATGCCTGTAACTTCTTTTAGTATTTTGGCAAAATCTTTTGAATCAAGTGTGGCTTTGCTAATTCCTAAACGCAATGAACCTATGTTTTTAGTGTTGCCCAAATATGCTTTACTTAGAGCGTCGGCTGCTTCGGTAACACTAACACCTTGGCGAGCAGCAATATCTAAAGCAACATTAGTTAAATTTTGAGCAGCAGCAAGGCTTCGTGTGGTTGTAAGCAGTTGTTCGTAGGCTGGAATAAGTTCATTATCAAGAGTACCAAACTGAAGTTTTAAACTGTTTAAAAACGCTAATGAATCTGAAGTGGCAAAGCCAAAGCCAATTGCTCTAAGTGAGTTGCCAAATAAAGCAAGTTGTTTTTCTTGAGCAGCAAAAGCTGATATTGCAGACTTAGCAAACGCCGTTACTCCAACGCCAATAAGTGCGTGTTTAACACTCCTACCTAATTTGTCAGCTGCGTTTTCAGCCTGTGCAAATGCTTTCTTGCCAGTAAATTGCGCGGCAATATCAATTACAATACTCACAAAGTAACCTTTCTAAAATACTGTTTCTTTTTAAACAACTCGTTTACATTGTAAATAGCAGTTAAAGCAGCTGCGTTAGCCTTGCCACCGTCCTCAGCCCATGCACGAAAAATCAAACGACCTTTCATATAGCGCCCACGCTTTGTTGAACTTTCAAGGTTGCCCTGATATATCTGACCAAACGCTTGAATAAATTGTGCGCCTGCATTTGGATTGTTTGAGTGGCTAACTCCGTGATCGTTAGGGTCACCTTTAGCGCCAACCCAAGGTTGACCATTAGGATTTTTTCTACCAGCTGTTTCGTAGATAGCACCCTCGGCTGATTTATTAATTATGTAATACACAGCTTTAAATCCACGCCTATTAGTTTTGCGTGGGGTAGAACTATATTGGATACCTTTAACAACTCTTGCTGAGTTATACAAAGGAAATTTTCTTTGTCCCTCAGCATTTTTTTCAGACCGTTTTCTGTAACTCCAATTAGTTAAAGGCGATTCATTTGGAACATAAGATTGAGATTTTTTTACTATGCCACCAAGGGCAAGACCCATTTGATCGTCTAGTTGCGCGGCAAGGTTAGGGGCGTAGTCTTTTAAAGCCTTCTTAAGCTCTATTAGTCCTTTTACCTCTGTTGGCATTTTCCCTAGCCTTTGCGTCGTCTTTTAGAACTGCCAAGGTTGCCCTTAACAAATCTCTGTCCATATTAATAAACTCTGAGTGAGGAATCCGCGTTGTAATTGCTAACCTAGCAACAAGGTAGTGAAACGAATCCCTCGTTATCCATTTGGGGAGTCAGCGTCAAGGATTTCCACCTTGGCTAGAGTTTCCAAATAGGCGTCACCGAAAGGCACAGGGTGGTTACCATTGCGCCTTTCAGATTCCCAAGCCAACCAGTACACATCACTTTGCTTTTCCTCGTCGCGGAAACGCTTATGAAATCCTGATTTCATTTCTCTTTCAAATGCAAACTCAATAGCAGGTGTTATTTCATATTCTAAAACATCACCTGAAGCCTTGGTTATTTTAAGTTTAATCATTGTTATCCTTTAGTTATTAAAATGTACCTGTTGTTGCGACAGCGGTCTTTGAATTACAAGTAAATGTAATATCAATAGTCCCAATATCGGCAGGGCTTGGTGCATTTATATCGGTTAAGTTGTCAACAAGAAGTGTACCTGTATAAAGAGGGTTTGTCGCTGAAACAGCTGAACCTGTGTCTTGAAGTGCTGAAAAAGCAACTGTTGTACCAAATGCAGCTTGAAGGGTTGCGCGAACTGAACCTGCACCTGAAGCAATGTCATTGTTTAGGAAGGTTACGGTAATTGTGTCCGCAGCCAATCCAGTTGTAAATTTGTGAGATGTATCACCCATTGCACTAATCTCAATTTGATCTAGTACGCGATTTAATACAAAAGATTGTACATAACTAGATAGGTCAACGGTCGCAACCTTGAACCCAACTTTGTTATTTAAAAATGTTGCCATTAGTTATTCCTCGTCTTTCTTAGTGATTGTTGGTTTTGGCTTGTCTTGCGGTATTTCT